AACTTTTTTGCTTTTTTAATTAACTCCATATGTTCTTCGTTTTGTATTAGAAAGTCAGGGTCTTCTTCTGATACTTCGTAACCATAAGGAATTACTCTTGCGTTTTTTCTTCTAGCTATTTTAATTTTTTCAGTCATTGTTTTTAGGTGGTAATATAAAAACTCCGTGTTGAACTTTAGCTGTAATATCTAATTTTTCTTTTTTAGATAATCCTACTCTATCTAAAATTTGTTTGGCTGCTTCCATTCTAATATTAGCACCGGGTAAACTTCCATCTTCATCTAAAGCATTAATCATACCCATACTTGCTCTAGGTGCAAAAGCAGCTAACTGTTCTTCTGCTCTTGTAATAATTTCATCTTTTAATGAACGTAGTGGTTGATGATAATCTGCATAACCTGCTATGTCTCCTGCTATTTTTGGATTGCCTCTTGCTTCACCAAACAGTGCAGTTAAAAATGTTTCTTGCTTTTCTGTTAAAGCTAATTCTTTTTTATTTTCAGGAACTAACATTTCGAACTTTTTGTAGATGTCTTTCTGTTCTTTCTTTTAACCATTCAGGAGATTTTCTAATCCCCATCTTTTCTTCCATTTGTCTTTCTTTCATTCCATTACGGGCAGACTCAATCATTTGGTCACGGCCTTTATGTTCGCCTCTTTCTATAAAGGCAAGTCTGGGTGCAGTTATCACCATCTCTACATTTTTATTTCGTAGTGGCTTTGTCCTATCTTTATACGATAGATACTCATCCCAGACTTTCCCCGTCTTCTTATTTCTATAAGAATATGTTGGCACTATTTTATTTTAATTGACCTTGGTTTTTTTTCTTCTGGTAGTTCTTGTTTTAATGTAATTGTAAGAATACCATTTTGCATTGTTGCGTCTGTAGGCTCTGTATATTCTGCTAGTGAAAAAGTTTTAAAAAACTTTTTAGTAGAAATACCTTTATACAGATAATCTTCATTATCAGATTCTACTTCACCTGTTACAGTTAATGTATTATCTTTAACATTAATATCAACATTATCTTTTTTAAAACCGGCTAGTGCAAAATCTATTTGCCACTCTCCATCATTTATTTTTTTAATGTTATAGTGTGGAAATCCTTTGGCATCAGTATTGCTTACAATATCTAATGTATCAAAGAATCTATCAAACCCTACTGTGTAGGGCATATATTTATCTAGTGTAAAAGTCATGTATACCTCCTTGCTTTAAGCTAGATATCAACGACCCCGAAGGCATCGTCAAACTTTTTGTCTATTGTTTTCTATTATCTCTACAAACTCTGTGCCTTTAATTGCACGATATATATTACCTTTAGGCTGTACCTCGTTTAACATGTTTTTGAGACTTTGGTGGACTTTTCTTACTCCCGCTAGGACCAGACCAAAGAACTTTATTAGCCCAATAAGCAGCACTTGTAGGACCTTTTGCAATATTTTTACCATGCCTTGCTTTAAAAGACTTCCTAGCTGCTGCACTGTAGTTATGACCCATAGAAGCATCACCGAACCGAATAAGCCTTGGTTTGCCGTTTTGGAGTATACCGACTTTACCTTTCTTGCCACCTTCAGTGGTCCTGACTGCAGTATTGAATCTTTTAAGCCCATGCTTTTTAAGAAAGTTTTTTCTTTTTTCCGTTTCGCTTAGTGCCATTTTTTTTAGGTTTTAATTTTCCCACAGCAACCATAATCACTGTTTTTGGTTTTGATTTTTTTGTTCTGGTTCCGTATGCCATTATGCCTTTTTCATATTTTTTTGAATAGCCATACCTCTAGCTTTTTCATAAGATGATAACTTACCATCTTTGTCAAGGTCAGCTTTTGCTGTATCTAATTTAAATGTGGAAGTCCGATTGTTTTTGTTATCGGACATTCCGTTAAATTTTTTATCTTTTGGACTTCTTAAATTCATTTCCAAATCGCTCCTATAATTATTAATACTGTAACTGCAATAATAAACCATTTGGCTTTCTTACTGAGTTTATTCCAGTAACCAAGTATTTTATCTTTCATGATACCCTCCTATACTTTCTTACTTTCTTTGCAATGCCCTTCGGTTGCTTCACAAACTGTTTGCCCTGCTTTGTTCCTTTTCGCTTTGCTCTTGTCGTTGCCGCATATTCTGCAGATGTCAGGCTCTTTATCGCTGCTTCTGGTAGATACCTTTCCCCGGTCTTGGAAGAAGGCTTCCCAGACTTTGTTCTCCATTTTTGTTTTGTCCAAGACTTAAGACTTCTTTGAGATTTTGCGAGTGCCATGTTTTCTTTTTAATTGTAGTTTTGCTCTTTTTGCTATTGCTGCTTGTTGCGGTTTACCACCGAATCTGCTTCTTTGTTCCATAACAGTGAGTATTTGAACTTTCCTAGCATACGGTTTATTAATCTTTTTAACCTTACGAGCAGTATTCTTTGCATCCTGTACTGATGCATATTTGATTCTAACTGTGTCTCTAGGATTCTCATCTGTATATAATCTCCTACCGGAGCCTTTTGGTTTCTTACCTGTTCCTACTTTTGGGTCTGCCATTAAAAACTTAATTTTAATCCTACTTTAACTTTATCTTTATCTGCAGAAAATTCTGTTTTTAAATCTTTTGTAAATGACTTAGATAAATTTAAACTAGCTTCCCCTTTATTGTTAACTGTAAAAGAACTATTATATGTTTTACCACCAATCTTTAAACCTACTTTGTTTGTACCGACTAACATCTTATCACTAAAAGGAACTTTACTAATAGCATTTTCTATTTTGTTTTTAACATTTTTTGCAACAGAAGTATTTAATACAACACTACCCAAAGCAGTAGCACCTGCTTTTTGAGATGATTTAATTAATTGTTTTTTTTGGTCAGGTGCATCTGATATTTTTTTTAACTCTTCAACGACTCTGACATTGTTTGAATATTTATTATCGTTTGACATTATTTACCCTGTCTATTATATTTTTTATAGTTCCTACGTTTATGTTTATTCATAGATGACATTTTAACTTTACCATTTCCTATGCTAGTTCTTTTAGGAATATGGATTATACCTGCTTTTTCTTTAGGTTGTTTTGCCATTTAATGTAAAATATTTTTTTTGATATGCATTTAGTTCTTCTATTGTATTTACTTCTGTATCATATTCACAAAGTTTTTTATACAATGTTTTATCATTTAACCAACTTCTACCATTCCAAAATTCAAATCCATCAAACCTAGATTTATATATGTTTGATTTTTCATATCCATAAGCTAAATAATATTTTTTGCATTTGTTTTTTATAGACCAATCTATTTCATATAGTGTTGCATATGTGCCTATACTTAGTTTTGGATTTTCATAATCCCAAGCAAACTGTCCTGTCAATACATGCTTACTATCAAATACTTTAATTTCTGTAAATGCTATCGGTTTATTTTGAAAATAGTAGATAAAATACTTCCAATCGATATTGTCTTCTTTTTTAAAGAACTCGCTTTCTTCCTCAAAGTCCTTCTCATGAAACTTCTTATGCTTAATATATTTCTTATAAATACTGGAAATAGTAGTGAAAAGTGCATCATCTAATTTATTATATACCTCTACTGTTATATCTTTTTTTCTTAATATCTTTCTTTGTTTTTTACTAAATGTAAACTTGTTTAATAATAATCTTGTATTCCTAGCATTAATCCAAGTTAGTTTATCTAACTTTGTGTAATACCAAGATAACGGAATCCATCCGTTCTCAAAAGCAAAACTATATTCTTTCTTTTTAAACTGTGCTAATGCTAAAGAATAAATTAAATCGTGATTAGTTAGCTTTCCTGTAATGTGGTCGAAGATTAACTTCACTGAGGTCTTTCAAACTGAGTCATGTATGAATCATCAGTTGTAACATCTTCCTCTCTAGTATTTTCTACTGTATAAAAATTTTGGTCTATCTTATATCCCGGATTTTGTGTTAATCTTTTTTCCATAAATGCATCATCATACCAAATAGTTCTATTGTTTGGATATGCAAAAAAGTTACCGTCATCCATTCTAAACATGTGAGCGCATTTATGTTCTGGGTCTTCACTAAAGTTTGTATCTAACATAGCTGCTTTGTTTTCCCATGCCCAATCTATTGTAAACATGTATGTGCCTTTTCTTTTAACACCTTTATAGTCTACAAGTTCTGCTCTCATGTTTGCTAATCTATTACGTCTATTAACATCTACATAGGGTGAAAAGCAATCCCAGTACTGATGTATATTTAAATTATGTTTAGGTGCATCTTTTTTCCAACAAAATGCATGGATAGGTCTTCTGGTCCAGTTTACACCATTAGGCAATAGACACTCAAACAGTAATGCTCTTCTTTCTAAGCTGTTTACTGTGTGAATATCTGCAAAAGTGTACTCACCATGACCTTTTTGATGGTCATATAGGTACTCATTTCTAATATATGCACTAAATGATGGTAGGTTGTGGTTTAAATATGCCAATTATTTCTTTTTTTTAGCCTTACTAGGTAATAATCCTTTATTTACTGCCCTTGCTCGTTCAG